ATAGACGTAAACGGAATAGGATATGTCCTTGAAGATGCCACCAATAGGTACAGCCCTGCAGAATGGGCTGCAAAAGCTATATCACTGTATAATTCATATAGTGCTGATCGTATTGTTGCAGAACGCAATCAAGGCGGTGAGATGGTGCGTAGAACTCTTGAAGCAGAGGATGAAGCAGTTCCTATCAGGCTTGTACACGCTTCTAGAGGAAAAATGGCTAGGGCTGAACCTATATCTGCACTCTATGAGAGAGGCAAAGTTAAACATGCTAAAGGGTTGGACGAACTGGAAACGCAAATGAGAACTTGGGAGCCATTAGGCTCTATGGGTTCCCCAGATCGACTGGACGCTTGTGTTTGGGCCTTAACTGACCTTATGTTGAATGGCGTTACGAACCCCACACTTCGCCTTTCCTATTCAAATGCTAAAGGTCTTAGCCAGATACACTTAGGATAAACGATGAAGAATTTAAGTGAAGGACTAGGCAAGATTGAACTTGGACAGGCAGGTACGCACACTCGCCAAGGAACAATCCGTGCTGATGAGTTTTTACAAGACCTAAAAGGTAAAAGAGCTATTCGTAAGTTTCGTGAGATGCGAGACAACGATAGCACAATTGGCGCAATCATGTACGCCACAGAGCAGGTTCTCAGAGATGTTGATTTCTACGTTGAACCTGCAAACGAAACAGATGAAGCACAGCGTGAAGCTGACTTCGTAAAATCTGTACTAGAAGACATGGAACATTCTGTTGATGATCACATCTCAGAAGCTCTATCGCACTTGACATTTGGTTTCTCATTATTTGAGGTTGTATATAAAAGACGCCTTGGACCAGATAACAGAAGTGCGAAGAAATATAGTAAGCACTCTGATGGAAGAATTGGTGTCCGTAAGTTAGCGTCTAGAGCGCAATGGACAATAGAACGGTTCGAGGTGGATAAGACAACAGGAGATGTCCTAGGTGTCCACCAAGAACAAAACTACGGAATTAAAACTCTTTTCATACCGTCTACAAAAGTACTACACTACAAGACAACAAACACGAACAACGACCCATCTGGACGTTCTATCTTGCGTAATGCATACTCTGCTTACCAATATCTTAAAAACCTCCAGAACATCGAAGCGATAGCAGTTGAACGTGAGTTACATGGTGTACCGATTGGTAGAATTGCTGCAGAATACCTAAGTCCTGACGCAACAGCAGATCAAGCCTCTGTTAGATCACAAATGGAGAAGATCCTACGTGATCTTAAGTTTAATGAGCAGGGTTATGCCTTATTGCCGTCAGATGTCTATCGTGATGCCGAAGGTAAGCCTACAAATCAGCGTATTGTTGATGTTGAGCTTATTGCTTCTAACGGATCTCGAAATATTGACATAAATCCTATCATAAACCGCTATCAACACGATATTGCACGTAGTGTTATGGCTGAATTTCTTATGTTGGGGGCAGGAGCCAACGGTTCTTACGCTCTTAGCAAGTCAAAGACAGATTTATTCCTTCGATCTATGGAGTCTTACATAAATTCAATCTTTGATGTGCTAAATAAGCAGCTTGTTGAGCGTTTATGGCAAATGAACGGCCTAAACTTCGATCTAATGCCTAAAATTTGTGCAGGAGACGTTGCTCCACACGATTTACGTGAACTTGGTAGTTATTTACGCAACCTAAACGGTGCAAACATAGATTTAAGCGACCAAGAAGACATAGTTAATGCTCTGTTGGCTAATGCAGAGCTTCCACCAAGGAAAGTAGCTGAAAATGGCTAGTTTAGCAGATAGAGTGTTTGATAATGGCCTTACAGTACTAGATACTGAGGCAAACCGCATAGATATTACGTCACAAGAGTCTACAACCTACACTGAAGCGACTAGTACGCACACTTTAGGTAACTCTACGTCACTTTCCATTGCTGCCCCATCTGATCGTAGTGGTGGAGGAAGAGAAGTTGTTGTTACAGCTATCTCAGACGGCTCTGTAAGCGGCACAGGCACTGCAACGCATTATGCGATAGTTGACACCTCAAACTCTCGTTTGCTTGCCACAGGCTCTCTCAGCGCCTCTCAGAGCGTAACATCGGGTAATACATTCTCTCTAGCTTCATTCACAATCGGTATTCCTGACCCTGCATAGGTGACTAATGGTCAAACTCGTTAACAGGGCCAAGATGTCCACTAGCACAACTGGGACAGGTACTATAACTCTAGGTTCTGCTGAGACAGG